GCGAATGAGCGTGGAGACGATGGGGAAGCCCTGCGGACTGCGGGAATGGGTGAGTTTATGGGCCTGAACTTCTATATGGATCAAAACGTCGCTTCTATAGATACCGCTGGTCCCGCTTCTTATCTGGTCAATAGCGCTTCGGTAGCGATTGGCGATTCCTCTGTTGCTATCGATGGTGGCAGCAACACTCCTGTCGTTGGTGACCTGTTTACGGTAGCTGGAGACACCCAGCAATACATCGTAACGGGCTGGAGTTCGCCTACGTTGAGTTTTTCGCCTACTGCAAAGGTAGCGTGGGCCGACAACGCAGCGCTGACGTTTAATACCACTGATCACGCCGCAAATATTGCAGGTGATCCTCGCGGCCTTTCTTTGGCTATTGTTCCTCTGGAACTGCCATCGGGTTCGAGTGATGCAGAATACATCGCGGATCGAGACTTAGGTATCCGCGTGGTATATGACTACGCGGCCAGCACCAAGACGGACACCATCTCTTTTGATGTCCTTTGTGGCGCTGTTGTGCAGCAGCCGAATCTGCTCACGCAGGTATTAGGCTAAATCGGTTGAGGGTGGGGATAAGTCCCCACCCTCTTCACAACTGGGAGAATAGCTATGGTCGCGGTTCCAACAGTAGCGCTTACAAAAGGCGATGAAAAAATTGTAGTTACGGTAGGATCAAACGAAGAAGAAGTCTTAAAAAAGCGTGGATTTAAAGAGGTTGGTGCAAAAGAAGTCGCTCCAAAGGAGAAGGCACCTAAGTCTATCGGGGAAGATTCCCCTAAAAAGGGCAACACCCTCGTTTAAGCTCTCTACAATGATAACGTATAGAGGCGAAAAGTTTAGCGGCTACAATAAGCCCAAAAGGACTCCTAAACACGCTACGAAGTCTCACGCGGTCTTAGCGAAACAGGGAGAAAAAGTGCGCTTAATTCGGTTTGGACAACAGGGCGTTAAGGGGGCTGGAGCTAACCCGAAAACCGAAAAAGACAAGGCACGGCAAAAATCATTTAAAGCCCGACATAAAGAAAATATTAAGAAGGGCCAGAAGGATAAAACCGCAAGCGCAGCATATTGGGCAGATCGGGTGAAATGGTAAGATGGCACTGGTAGTAGAAGACGGATCAGGCAAAAGTAACGCCAATACCTATATAAGCCAGTCTAACGCTGATAGTTACTTCTCCAGTCGGGATAACCCTGCTGCGTGGACAGGACTTTCCAGTGCTAAAAAAGACGCGGCTCTTATCTATGCAACGGTAACGCTGGATGGTATGTGGGATTTTGTTGGCACCGTCACGACTGCAACTCAGTCGCTAGCGTGGCCGCGTGACGGTGTTTGGGATGAAGAGGGGCGACGTATTGAGGCCAATATAATACCACAGCGCGTAAAAGACGCCGAATGTGAATTAGCGCTACTGCATACATCGGACCCACTAAATGCCAGTTATGCGCGTAGTGGGGCTATCAAAGAGGAGGAAGTAGGGCCGATTGTCACAAAGTATTTTGACAGAGCCTCAATGGAAGCTGCTCTGCCTATTTTGCGGCGAATCATTTTAGGATTGGGTGCGTCCCGATTCGGACTACAGGGCAACATCAATAGATCGTGAACGCGACCAATATCGCTACGAATGCACTGGCTGCGATCAAGCGCAGCGGGACAACCTTCACGCTTACGCGACAGACGGTCACAACCGCTGGTGCGACACCGTGGAAGAAGTCTGGGTCTTCTGATGCCACCCACACACTCAATGGCATTCTGGACGATTACAGAGACGCTGAGAGGGACGGAGAGATCGTGCGCCTTAATGACAGACGCTATCTGGTCGCTGCATCTGACCTGTCGGTGGTGCCACAGCCTACGGACACCCTCACCGATGGCTCGACTAAGTACGAGATCGTCGCGGTGAACACGATCCGCGCCAAGAGCACTGATGTTTGCTACTACCTCCACGCGAGGAACTGATGGCTAAAAATCAAGCACAGCGTGAGGCGATGAAGTTCCAGCTTCGCTTGGGTGATTGGATTAACGATGTGTTGCCTGAATATATAAACGAAGCTAAAAAAGTTGTTGCGCTCGATGCTTTGCGGGGTATCGTGATGAAAAATCCTGTAGATACGAGCCGATCCCAGTCTAATTGGAACGTCACGATTAATAGTCCTTCAAAAAAAGCAGATTATAATCGATTTGATAACAGCCCCGGCGCCGTTATATCGCGCGGAGAAACCACAATAAATCAAGTCAGAGTGGGGCAAAACATCTGGATTAGCAACAACATATACTACATCGTAAAGTTGGAGCGCGATCATACTCCTATGGTTGGGCTGACTTTACAAGAACTACAACTACGCTATGCCTGATTTTGAAGCGGCCAGTGATGCTATTCTAACGCAATTTAAGGCGCAGATGGATTCATCTCGCCCGAATGTGCCTGTCGCGTGGCCTAATATGAAATTCGCCCCAACAGAGGACTTCGATGAATCCTCAAACGAGGCGTGGGCGCGCATCGCTGTGCAGGGAGCGGGGGCGCGTCAAGCATCACTCGGAGCGGTAGGCAGCCGCCGATGGCGTACTGTTGGACTCGTATCCGTGCAGGTATTCTCACCGATTGGTATTGGTGCGAATGTAGGATTGGCAGTGGCCGATGACGTTGCAACTGCATTGAGGGGGATAACCACGAGTGGGGTCCGTCTCAAAGCGCCTTCGGTCCTACCTCTGGGGCGCGATGAAGCATACTATGAGATCTCAATAACCACGCCATTTGAGTACGATCAGGTGGCTTGAGGAGAAATTACAATGGCAGATGCCAATAGAGTACAAGTAAGTACTCTCGAAGAGAAAACGTGGGGTACTACCAATGCAGCGGTAGGAACCATCTTGGTGAATCAAGCCGATGTTGCGGTTGGTGACACCTCGGTGACGATTGATGGCGCGGGAGCAGCAGCGCTGACCGTTGGTGATACCTTCACTGTTGCGGGTGATACACAGGTCTACATCGTCAAAACCGACACCAGTGCTACTGTGGTGGCTTTCAGCCCCAGTGCGAAGGTGGCGTGGGCTGATAACGCTGCGATAACCACGAACAACTTCGTTGAGTTGCCTATAACGGGTGGCTCGATGAGCGAATCGCCCGATACGGTGCGGTCCTCGCAGCTTCGCTCTGATGCACAGTTGGCTGATATGAAGCGGACGGGAGTCGAGCCAACGGCTGCTTTCGACTTCGAGATGCAAGCCGACAATATGGACAACATATTGCGCGCTGCACTACGCAACTCTCCCGCTAATACGTGGTCGAATTTTGCCATAACTGCTACGACCATTTCAGCAACCGCTTCTGATAAAAGTCTTAACGATTCGGGATCTGGGTTTAGCACTTCTATTCCCAAAGGGTCGTGGATTTATGTCAGTGGGTTTACTGGAGACACCAGCAACAACGGGTGGAAGCAGGTATCCAAAACCACTGCTCCTACTGCTGCTAAGATCATCGTTGAGCAGACGCTTGTAGATGATACCGCTGGTGAATCTGTTACTATTACTAGCTCAGAGATCCGCAACGGCTCTGATCTAACCTCGTTCACCCTCCAGATGGCGAATCTGGACATATCAAACACTTTCCGTCTAATCACAGGTGCTCGCATCACCGATTTCGGGCTGAACCTCTCTTCCCAGTCGATCATCACAGGCAATGTCGGGTTCAGTGGCAAGCGAATGACTCGTCCCACTTCCGCGTCTGGTGCTGGTAGTGTTAGCGCTGCCGCTGATGTCGATGTGATGAGCGAGGTGGCCGCTTTTGAAAGTTTTTGGATCGGTGGATCGGAGGTCACGACCTACGAGATGGTTTCCGCTTCGCTGAACATCTCTACCACTGCGCGGCCGCAGATGGGGCTGGGCAATCTGCAAAAGGTGGGGATGAACCTCGGACCTCTGGATGTGACGGGTTCAGTAGAGTTTTACCTTGAAAGCGCGAACTACGCTACACTGCAAGACTATCTGCTCAACTTTACCTCGTTTGAGTTTGGTTTTTCTCTGACCGATGGAACAAATAAATATTTTTTCCATATGCCACAGGTAAAGCTAACCAGCGAGCCGGGTACTGTAGGAGGCATCGATACAGATATGATGCTCAGTTTTGACTTTGCCGCTGATCCAGCGGACATCGGCGGGGTCACGAAGACGATACAAGTTTCGAGAGTTTACTAACCGTCCCCTGTAGTATGGCGGTACCGCTCGGTGGGGGATGCAAACAGGGTGTATCCCTCACCACTACCCTGTAACCCTGTAGGTGTAAGATGAATTTTAAAGCACGGTATCAAACGGACAAAGATGCTGAGTCCGAAGGCGTATGGGAGGACATTGGCGAGGGGTTTCGCGTGAAGGTTGCGCGATCAAACAACCCACACCATCAGCGTGTCGCTGAGAATCTTATGCGTCCGTATCGCCGTCAGATAGCTAATGGAAGTCTGTCCAACGATAAGATGACCGAAATCACCGTAAAAGCGATGTCGGAAGCGTTGTTGTTGGATTGGGAGGGGTTGGAGATTGACGATAAGCCTGTGCCTTACAGCCGTGAGATGGCTCATAAGTTACTGACGGAATACAAAGACTTCCGCGAGGAAGTTGCCGAACTGGCTCAATCGATAGAGTTGTTCCGCTCTTCGGAGATTGAAGAAGCGGAAAAAAACTCGTCGCGCGCCTCAAGTGGGAAGGGTTCTGGAAAGACCACTTAGGCGCGATAAAAGAAGCGGAAGAAAAAGGGGCGCATCACCCCGCTCTCGCTAAGAAGCCAGAGATACACATCGATCTTGCGAGCATCTGGATCGCGTGGTCGGCACTGAATGCAAGTAGAACGATCATCGGCGGTATGGCAGCCGTGCCAGCCCCGCTTTCCTTTCAAGACATATGTGCGTACGCCCAGATGTACAGCATAGAGGACTTTGATCGATTCTTTTTGTTGCTTAAAGCAATGGATGCAACCTATCTCGAATCCGCTATGAAAAAGTCTAAATCGGGAAACGAAGAGAAAAAAACCAATGCCCGTTGATACAAATGCGATCAGACTATTAGTAACCGATGATTCTCGTAGAGGAGTAGCGTCATTTTCTACCGGAATGGGAAAGGTTGGTCGATCTGCGAGGCGCGCTACTAACTCTGTAGATCGAATGACTCAATCTACCTTTCGTCTCGGAGGCGCGCTGCAAGCAGTAACCGCAGCCCTTTCAGTGCGCCAGCTTACCCGATATGCTGATACGTGGAAAAGAGTAACCAATCAGCTAAAAGTTGTCGAAAAAGGCAGTTTGGCCGTTGCCGAAGCTCAACAAAAGGTTTTTAACATATCGCAAGATACTCGTCAGTCGTTAGAAGCTACTACAGCCCTCTACACTCGTATGAAGCGCGCTCAAGACACGCTAAAAGTCTCCAACGAGGACTTAGAAACGGTGGTCACCGCAGTGAATAAGGGCGTTGCGGCATCGGGCGCGACCACGAAGGAAGCAGAGGCGGGTATTATCCAGCTTTCACAGGCTTTTACGTCAGGCAAGCTGGCGGGGGACGAGTTGCGCTCGGTGATGGAAAATATTCCCATTATCGCAAAGGCAATGGCTGAAGGGTTAGGGATTCCCTTCGAAGAGTTTAGGGAACAAGCAAAAAACCTCAAACCCGCTGAGTTAGTTAAGGGTCTGTTAAACTCGGCAAGTGACTTAGAAACTGCATTTGGTCGCACCTCTGTAACGATTGGGCAGTCATTCCAAATATTAGAAAACTCATTCGTTCGCTTTACTGGTATGTTGGACGAGCGATATGGCATATCACAGCGTTTTACTAACCTAATGTTGCAGTTAGCCCAGAATATGAACGAAGTGGCTACTGCTGTTGGTAAAGTTGGTGCTGCGCTAACGGCTATTTTTGCTTCAAGGGCATTAAAACGCCTCATAATGCTTCTCCCACAAATCAGGATGCTCCGACTAGCTGGAACTGCTACAATAGGCGCAGCCGGATATTTTGGCGCAGAAAGAGCAATAGGTGGATTAGGTCGTGAAGTTTATAGACAACCTTATGATTCTGACTATGAATTAAGTATTGATCGAGATTATAATCCTCTTGCGGGTGGAGTTTCGGTTACTAGAGGCGATTACCTTCAAGGGTTTATGCGAAACTTAGATACTTTACCCTCTATTTTGGTTGATTATAGCAAGACCATAATCGACACTTTTCGCATAATGTTTGAAACCATCATAGATCTTGCAAAAGCCTTTATTACTGAATTGGTAAAAGCCTATAAAAATCCCGTAGAATGGATAAGATCTTTTCGCTATGGCGCCGATGTTCTTGGCAAAGTAGTGCCTAAAACTCTGGAGCGGGAGTTGCGGGATCTTGAGACAGGTGGTTTTACAAAATTTTTTCGAGACATTAGAAACTCTGCACTCGAAATTGCAACAGAAAGGACGTTGCGAGAGGGTCCGGGCGCTCAATTCGAAATGTCAAATACCAATGTTGACCGAAGGTTTCCTGTTGATTTTGAGGCGCTTTTTGGTAAGGCTTACGAAGGGCTAAACCTTTTAGGGACTGCGCTTGAAGGGGTTAATCCCACATTCGATAAGGTGGTTACTGGGATCAATAACACAGTGAGCGCTTGGGCCACACAGGGTCCAGCGATGGGATTAGCTGTCGGCCTTAACAGCTTGTTGCAAATTTTCGGTTCAGTGGAATCGGAATCCGAAAGGCTCGCGCGCCAGCAGAGAGAAATGGTCGAAGCACTTACTGAATCTGCTTATGCAAGCGAGCGCGCCGCGCGTTCCATAGAGAACTTTGCCAGATCGCTAACTGGTCTGTCAAAAAGTGAATTAGAAAGAGAAGCAGATTTTGGGCAAACTTTACGTTTAATACAAGGTGATAATAAGAACTTAACGGATCAATACCTTAGTTATTTGTTTGGTGAGGATCTGGGCGTTACTAGCCTCTACGAAATGAGGGTAGGAAGAAGACAGAACTTAGGTCGTGGTGGAATTGAAGATTATGAACGAGCGGAATTTGCAAGACTAACCAATTTACTCAATCAATTTGCAGACAATGAAGATTTTTTGAAAGCTGTTGCACAGCTACGTGCTCGCTTTCAAGATTTAGATACAGCCGAAGGGTTTAAGGCTGCTCTCCGCAATGTTCAAGACGCAGAAAGAGCATTAACCAACTTTGGAAATTATATAGATGGATCTTTTGAAGGAGCGTTAGAGAGATTTCAGCACGAAAGGGCCGTGCAACGACCTATAGCGGGTGCGTTAGAGAGGCTGTTTACCACTACGTTTGAAAATTTTGCCAGTTTTGATTTTGCCACTGGACGCTTTGCGGCAAGAGAAATCGCGGATCTTTCTCAGCGCGAAATTAATAGGTTGGAAGAGCTTTTTGTAAGCACCCGCCTGGAAGCGGCTAAAGAAGGGGCAAACAAGCTGGTTGCTGGGTATCGCAGCCTCGCAGAAATGGAAGCCAACGAGCGCTTTCAGGCTGATATTGTTCGGGCGCGCTCTACTCTCTCAAGAGACTTTGGAGAGGCGGGTAGTGATGTTTTTTTACAGCGATCTGCAATAGCTCAGTTTAACGCCACCCTAAAGTCAATCCGTGATTCAATGACGCTTGCGCGCGGACGCGCTAATAATGCTACGGGTGCTAGCGTTGGCGGTGGAAGTGCAGCAGGGAAAACAGCAGTTGGTTCGGGCGGGTATTCTGCTGCTGAAAGTCAAATATTTGAAGACGCTATCGCTGGTGGCATTTCTGTCGATCTTAGCGGAGGCGATAGAGTCGATGTTGTTCGCCACGCATTAGACGAGTTCAGCGAGATTTTTGAAGGCGCGGTAATGGATGGAACTGCGCGAATGACGATTGATCTTTCGGGTGATGCTATCGACATCGTTAAAAGGCAACTAACTGATTTAGGTGAAATCTTGCGCTTGAGTAGCGGGGCAATGTTTGACCTCGACCTTTCTAAATCTGCATCGTCAGGCAATCGTCTAAATATCCGTAGATATAGCATCGATGCGTTGGATGAGGTGTTTAAAGGCCTAGTGATAACGCAAGAAGCGCCGTTTGTGCTGGATATGACGGCGAATGATCGGGTCGAGATTGAGAGATACTCGATAGGCTCGCTCGCACAGGTGTTCAAAGGCAGAGCGATAGATCAGACCGCTCCCTTCGAGTTGGATATGAACGCTAATAATCGGGTCACCATACAACGCAAAATGATCGACAACCTAAATACGGTTTTTGATTTCAGCTTTGATCCCCGTTTAACGCAGATTCCTATTGCTGGCAGTGTCCTTATAGACAGGCAAAAAATTGATTCTATAGACGATGTTTTTG